TTCCCCACTGTTGTTGGAATAATGCTTCAACATAATCTTTCAACCAGTTGTCATTGTACATATTAGTATATGTCTCAGGATCTTGTCTAAGTGACATTTCAACTAATATGAAATCCCCTGCTGTCAAATCTGCCCAGTCCATATCAAGATATAATCTACCTTGATGTTCGTTGAATCTTACTCTACGATCTCTTTGTGAGTTAGTAACCCAATCGAGAGTTTCAAGATACTGTGAAGTTAGGAAGTAGTGTAGAATGTGTCCATGCGTCATAGCATAGATATCATTCAAAAAGATCTGATACTTGATATTAAAGATATTTCCAGGAACGATACTTGATGCACCGATCTGAGAATACACATGATTTACACCTAAAGTTCCAGGTGGTAGATCAACATAGTTGTCCATCTCAGACCATGGAGTTCCTGACACAGTTGTAAATCCTGTTGCAGCAGTTTTGATTGCATCAGTAACCTCTATTTTCATAAAGGTTTTGTAACTACCATTGTAATGGTATTCTTGATAAAAGTCAATAGCTTCTTCCACCAAATCATCAAGTTGTTCAGTTGCAACGTTGATGTCAATCGTAGGAAATCCTAGTCTACGAAGGGCGTAGTTCTTTAGTTCTGTTTTACTTGCGGGTCTAGTAGCTGACATAACTTATTAACTGAATGAGGAGATTGTCAAAGTAGTAACATCATTAGCACTAACGACTTCTCCTTTCTTGAAGAATCCGTTGACATTATCAACTGTGATCTGGTTAGTTCCCAGAGCAGTAACAACACCTGTAGTGCCAGAAGTAGCACCAGTAACTGTTGCTCCAACTTCCATCGTTGTGATGTCAGTAAGAGTTAGAGTTGCGTTAGTTGCAACTGTAGCGATATTTACTGTACCACCTGATCCTGGGTTTGATCCATCAAGACCAGTTGGTTGAACGATAGTGATTGTCTCACCTGCAACATAACCAGTACCACCATCATTGATAACAACGTTAGTGATTGCACCTGCAGATGCAGTAATATTTACAACCAAACTTGCTGATCCAGAACCTCCAGTTGTTGCTAGAGCAGTTCCTGTAACATAGTTTGATCCACCTGCTAATGTTGCCAAGTTTAGTGATAATACTTTACCTGCATTAGCATTAGTGATTGTAACGGTATCAGTAATCAGATAGTCAGAACCACCTGCATTTACCGCAGCAGCAGTAATATTTCCATCAGCATCAACTGTAGTATTAACAGTCAATCCTGATCCAGTTCCTCCAGAGGTAGCAACAGCAGTTGCTCCTGTGAATCCCCCGCCACCACCAACACTAACTCCTGTTGTAACAACTGCACCTGGTGTTGGATCTCCACTAAGTCCTAGTGTAAGTGTAGTTGATGTTGCAAGGTTGTTTAACATTGCTCTTAGTTGTTCAAAAGCATTGTCAAGTTTATCTTGAACTCTTGCATCTGTATAGTATAGATTAGTTCCTTCAGATAGATTTGTTGTAGATTTATTGGATAGATCTAAGTTTGCACCTGTAGCAGCTGCAACTCTTGCATCTGCCCTAGCATTAGTAAAGAATAGTTTGCTTGAACCTTCTGTGACATTATCAGTATTAATATCTCCTTGAGTTACAGAGAGTGCACCACCTGCACTTAGTTCAATACCTGTGCCATATGTGAAGTGTGTTCTTGTTCTTGCAGCAGTCGTGAATAGATTTGTTGATCCTTCAGTTACATTATCGGTATTGATTTGAGACTGAGTAACAGAAAGTTCACCACTACCAGACAACGCAATACCTGTTCCGTAAGTAAAGTGTGTCCTTGACCGAGCAGCAGTGGTGAACAAGTTGCTTGATCCTTCAGTTATATTATCGGTACTAATATCTGATTGTGTTACGGATAGTGTATATGTATTAGCAGTGTCATCATAAACTTTAGTAATGCCAGTGCTTGCTGTGATGAGAGCATTGATTCTATCATCTACTCTTTCATTAGTAAAGTATAGATTTGTTGATCCTTCAGATAGATCATCGGTATCATGATTTGCGATACTAGAAACTTGTCCAGTAAGGTTTGCAGTAATAGTTCCTGCAGCGAAGTTACCAGATGCGTCTCTGATTACGAGGTTGTTAGCAGAATTAGTACTCGCACTAGCAACGTTGATTGTAGTATTACCAGAAACACCATCAGGATTAGTAAGAGTGATTCCTGAGGAAGCGGTAACTTGGAGAGTTCTTTGGGCATAAGTGTTAGCAGCAGTTCGTACGACATAACCAGTTCCTGACATTGCAGCAAGTGCAGTGATGTCAGCGTCAGCATAAGTTGTTGTGATTGTTGGAGCAGAGCTACCATCTACAGATACAGAACCTAGAACAACACCTGCAAGGGTGAAGGTTCTAGCAGTCTTCCATGCATCAGCAGTAGATGCGTTTCCTAAGAAACCTGCACCAGATCCTGCAGCACTAGCAGCAGTGATTTGATTAGCAGCAAAGTCACCAGATGAATCACGAAGAACAACTGTGGATGCAGTTGCAGCAGTTGCAGTTGTAGCACCATCTAATAGATCAGCGTTAAGATTATTGATCTTGTCAGTTGTTGGAATGACAAGAGCAGGACCAGATGATACTTGAGATATTATCTGTCCATCTACTGTTGCTGTACCATCAACGTTTAAGTTGTTATCAATATCTACAGATGTACCTGCACCTGTGACATGGATAGAACCAACTCTTAATGCACCATCTGTACCAGAAAGAACTTCAGAAGAGTTAGATGCACTTGTTAGGAATGCGAACTCTTGGGAGGATCTGTCAAAACCAAAGAAACCAATTTTAGCAGAGCCGTCGTAGTAGCGAAACTCCACACCCCTATCCTTACCATCGTTAGACGCGGGTGCTGTGTCACCACCAACAGTAATAATAGGGTCATCGATAGTAGTGACTGTGCTGTTAACTGTTGTTGTTGTTCCATTGACTACTAAGTTACCTGTGACTGTAAGGTCGGACTGAAGTGCAGTATCACCTACTACAGTTAGTTCACCTTGTGATACTACATTACCATTATCAGTGTCAACTGTAAACTTGTCAACACCTGCAGCAGTTTGAACTTTAAAGAACTTATTGTCTGCCTTAACAATGGTTTGATCTGATACTGTTAATGTACCTGATATGTCAGCGTTATTATTAAGATCTAGTGCACCTGTTAGTTCAGTTCCACCATATACTCTTAATCCTTGCCCAACAGCAAGACTCTTACCAATACCTGCACCACCAGTTAGACGTAATGCACCGTCAGCAGAGTAGGATCCAGTAAGAGTTTGATCGCTATTATTAGTTAGCGTATTTACTCCAGTTGTTCCTAAACTATTATTGATTTGCGTAGCACCTGTAACAGTTACTTGACCTTGGATTGCTGTGTTACCATTGTCACTATCGATAGTAAACTTGTCTACTCCAGAACCATTCTGAACTGCAAACTCTTCATTAGCAGCGTTGAGGATAAGTGAATCATTAATAGTTGTCTGACCTTGAACAACCAGAGTACCATCAGTTGCAATATTACCTGTAGAAGATGCAACAGTCATCTTATCAGTTGTACCTGATCTAACTGCAAAGTTTGCATCGACATCTAAAGTGCCATTGATTTCTGTGTTGTTAGCAACAGTCAGTGTACCACCAAGAGTTGTATTGCTATCTACATTAAGTGTAGAGTTCAACTCAGTGTGACCATCAGCAGTCAGCGTGCCTTCAATATTAGTATTACCAGTTACGTTATCAACGAAGAACTTATCAGTCGTTCCATTTCTAACCGCAAAGTCTGCGTCAACATCGAGAGTACCGTTGAAGTTTACGTTATCATTAACAGTCAGTGTACCTTCAATAGTTGTATCACCAGTTGCACCAATAACGCTAAATTTCTCTGTTGAATTACTATTCAACTTACCAACTGAGAATCTCTCTCCTGATCCTGTAGCACCAACGTACAGGGATTTCATAATACCTGCACCACCATGTGCTTTTAAGGTGGAGAAGTTATGAGATGCATAGGAAGGAGATGCCTGATAAGTGTCACCGAAACGACCTCTGTATCTGACTCTCAACCAGTTCAATCTAGATTCAGTCTCTGTCGCACTATCCTTAATCTCAAGAGGACCGTTAACGTGTAACGTACCATCGATCAGAGCAGAACCTGCAACGTATGCACCACCGTCAACTCTTAGTGAACCATAGTCATTAGATTGAATCTCCCAAGTACCAGTAGAACTGTTCTTCGCAGTGGTGATATCGTTTGTACTTTCGGAGTGAATATTACCTGCGATTGCAACGTCACCGTTAGCATCAATATTATTAGAGAAGGTAGCAATGCTTGTAACACCCAGTGTACCTGCAATAGTTGTGTTACCAGAAGCAGCAACAACATTGAACTTGTTAGTATTGACGTTGAGGTTACCTGTGATATCAGTTACACCACCGATAGATGCATTACCAGTTGTAGATTGGAACTCAATCTTAGTAGTTCCAGATCCATTGTTGAGTTTTAATGTCTTAGATGCACCTTGTAAAACAATATTATCATCAAATCTAGATGTGCTGTTTGCTCTGAATGTGCCATCAACATCTAATAGACCACCAATATTAACATCATCTCCTATACCTACACCACCTGCAACTACCAAATCTCCAGTAGTATTAGATGTTGAGTTTGTGTTTGTTGTAAGTTTTAAGTTACCTGCAGTTATACCTGACGCTGTTCCACTAAAGACCTCAGAAGTATTTGTGGCGTCGTGTAAAAATGTAAATCCTCCGACGTGTCCCCCAAGGTCGGTGTAGTTGTCGTCGTAACCAAAGAAACCAACTCTCGCTTGAGAGTCGAAATATCTGAACTCAACCCCACGATCTTTATTGTCATCACTAGCAGGAGCAGTATCCCCGCCAAGAGTAATGATGGGATCATCCACTGTTGTAACTGTTGAATTAACTGTCGTCGTCGTACCATCTACTTGAAAATCTCCGTGAACTCGTACAAGACCACTAATACCTCGGTCATCACCTGGGTCAAGGTGCAAGGTTGAATCTGTTGATCCAATATAGTTTGTTTGAACTCTTACATTTTCAATATGAACTTTACCAGTGGCAGCAGATGCATCAATATCAACAACATCTTCTGCAGTAAGAGTTAATGTGCTTGTGCCAGATCCTGAGTTTGTAGAAGCAACTGTAAGGTTTCTAGCAGAAGTACTATTTTGTGTTAGTTCTATGTTGAAATCACCATCACCAGTCTTATCAATCTGTTGTGCTGTAGCACCATCTAGAATGAAATCTGGATCACTGAATAATGTTTTTACATTTATATCTACCTCTCCATTACCACCATCTCCTGTGTTATTAGCACCGAAAAGTAAACTACCAGAAGTATTGTTTACTTTAACGTAGTTAAGATAGTTAAATCCTCTGTATCCAGATGTTGCTGTAAGTTCCTGATCTAGTTCAAAGTTCTCTACATTATTACCATCAGCAAATCCGATTCTATTATTTTGTAGTTGAGTATTATCTACTCCTTGGGAAGAGATTGTGACATGTCCGTTGCTATCAACGTCAAAATCTTCCTGTGCAAATGATGCTAATCCTTTCTGCTCTGTTGCTTCAGCAGCAAGATATCGCCACCCGCCAGAGTCACCGCTAGTATGAGTAGGAGCACCTTGTCCTGCTGCGATTGCAGTGATTGCTTGATAGACCTTTGATGCGTTAGCAATAATGTCATATCTAGCATAAGTTGTACCTGCAGCATAGCTAGCATACTTACTTCCCTCAGTTGCAGTAGCGATAGGTACATTTGTAGCACTCGTTAGACGACCCCTGTCATCTACTGTAAACTTGGTTGCGTTTACAGTTTGAGTACCAAATGGTTCTGAGTTGGATCCCACACCTGAGACAGATGTTAAGGATTCAGTATTGTAATCCCCTGGTGTTACAGTTGTTGTAATCATATCAATGGTTGGGTTACCATTGATACCTCCACCATCGTTTACAGATATTCTTCCTGCGGTTCCTGCAATAGTTCTGGTTTGCATATTACCACCAGAAGTTCTGGAAATCAGACCAGTGGTAGTAAGACCTGCAACTGCTACAAGGTCTAAATCATATGGTTGAGCAGAGGCACCTTCTACTGTGCCATCTAATCCGTATGCAGAAAGAGTAGTTGGGTTTGAAGCATTTATTATTCTACCTTTAGCATCAACTGTTACCTTAGTATAAGTTCCTGTAGCAGATGCAGAACCATCATAGTGAGGTAATGTTGATTGTAATGCTAATGAAGAAGTTAAGTTTAAGTTTTGTGATCCATCGAACACACCAGTGGCAAGAACGTCCTGTGATAACTGGATCTGACGTGTTGAAGCAAGTCTTGAAGAAGTAGAAGCATTACCTATGACTGTTGATGTAATCGTACCTGCACTGAAGTTACCATCAGCATCCCTTTGTACTAATGTATTTGCAGTGTTAGATGTAGATTCAACAGGTCTTTCATAAGTCAAAGTATTCCATGCGGTTACACCGTCACCAATCTTGAACCTTCCAGTATCAAGTTCGATGCCAAGTTCACCTTGTGCAAGGGTTGGGTTAGAGTTTGCCCATTCCTGAGCACCACCTCTTCTTAACTGAATTCTATTTGCCATTTTTGAGTTATAACTCTATAGGGATTATGCTTCCAAGTTATTTATGATAGTAAGAAGGGGGTTCTAGACCCCCCTTCAACTATTCTGCAGTTTCTGGAGTCTTGTCTTCGACTTTATCGGGTGCTTTCCCCTCTCCAAAATACTCTAGAGTTTCGATTGCTCCTTGTAGTTTCAAGGCAGTAACCTCATTCTCTTTGATCTTTGCTGAGAGATCTTGGTTCTCTTTGATCAATGTTGCATATCGATCTTTAAACTGTTTAAGCATCTCATCTTGTGAGACCTTTTCAACAGGTGCTGATGTTGTCATGATGTTTTTTGTACTAACGTTAGTAAAAGTGATTTGATTTCACTCATATCCGATTTTAACCCATTCACTTCATTTTGTAAAGTGTTAAAATCTTCTTGTGATTTTTTTCTTGCTGCATGTGCCTTCATATACTTTGTGTAAGTATCCTCATCAGCACAGTCAAAGGATCCCGATTGGGAATCTCTAAACCAGTTATCTTTTCCTTTTACAGGTTGATACATTATACAGCGAGAGCGATTGCTCTGAAATCTTCGATTATGGGTGTTAAGGATTGGTTTGGTGAAACAAACACAACCTTTATTTGATACTGATCGAAGTTTAAACCAGAAACTTCATACTCATAGTCCTTAAGAACTATATTGTCTGTAGTTGCAGGTATGGATGCTGAGGATTCTGGGAAGAACTCAAATCCAAATGTTTCGATAGAATCGGTTGAACCAGTAGGTCGTATTCTATATAGGACCTTTATAAAACTGTTCGGTGGGCGATACCCTGCGAACAATACTTTCAGTGCACCAGAGGGATTTGAGAGATTTGCAGCACGAGTAATATATACTGCGTCATGTAAATCTCCTACACTCAACTTAGCTGTATTTGGATCAGAAGGATTATTAATCCTATTCATAACAGTTGTCATTGACATCCTGTCTGTATCAATAACAGGAGATACCCTTGCATTGTTACTGGTTAATGTTAAATCTAATCTGAATGACTTAGCACCAGATAACTCAGAAGATTCATTGATTGTTGAACATATAAGTCCAGGTGATGATAATGCATTATCTTCACTTAAGATAATGTCAGAGAATACACCATCATTTGCAAATGATTCTTGCAATCTAGTTGCACCATCATTGATTGATGTACCACTAATAAGATTAACTCTTCCAGTTACGTTAGTTAGAGGTAATAACATTCTCTCAATCTGAGGAACTAAGATATCATACTGTATGTTTTGTGTTGCGATAACACCTATTCCACCAGATTTAATACCGAGTCTAGCGATAGATGATGTGGAAATTTCGTAACTGTCTAAAGTTGGATTTAGAATACTTGTATGAGTTTTATTAATCTCAGTCAGAGGAATACCATCAAAGTTATAACATTCTACAATCGATTCATCAACGTGGGATACTGCAGTTGTACCATCCAATCCTCTTTCTGATACAGTTATAGTTTTAAAGTCAGTTGATATAGCAGTATAAGATACTACCTCAGTTCCTGCGTCACTAACGATTCTTGCAAATCCTTTAACAGTGCTACTAATACTTTGACCATTAATAGTTGTATGGAATGCAGAAGCATCATTAACGTTTATAGTTGTATCAGTTGCTGATATTGCAGCAGTTAAGTAAGTTGGAGATATTTCAGATTTAACTCCTGTGATAATAACATTATTTGCACCAGAGTGCATGCAATGATTACTATGTGAGATTCTTACTTTCTTTTGTCCAGCTGAGTAAGATGGTTGTGCTGTTGGGAATACATCACTGATTGCTGATGATTCAACAGCATCACCCGCATAAGTTATAGAACTTACGGTTGCAGTTACAGTTGATGTTCCACCAGTGATTGTTTCAGAAGAAGGTGTAAACTCTGTAGAAACATATCTCAATGTCAGTGTATTTGTACCAGATGTCCATGTTACAACTTCAGCAGTAGGAGTTGTTGCAGAGTTACCTGTGATTGTTTCACCAACTGTAAAATCACCAGATGCACCACTTACAACCATGGTTGCAGTAGTTTTAGATGATACGATTCTATATGCAATAACTCCACCAGTGTTTGAACCTGCTTGGAATGCACCAGTAATATCATTGATTGTTAACAGATTACCACCTGCATTTGGTGTAATCTTTGTTATCGTACCTTGTGCTAAAGATGTTTTTTGATAGATTCTAGCACCGACTGTGAACGGAGCAGTTGTTGTATTCAACAATAGATCTTGTTCTGGAGTAAATGATTGAACTGGGTCAGGAGATAGATTCAACTTACCACCATTACCAATATCAAGAGGAGCATTATTTAAAGTAACAGTAGATAATGAGTTAATATCAAACTCTGCTCTATTAACTTTAAACTTCAAGTCTTCATACTGGTCAGCAGTCCATGTAGATGCGTTCTGTGATTTGAATAGAACACCCGCATATGGTTGCTCAGATATAGTTCTGTCCCCTGATATATCGATCTCACCCATCCTTGATATCCAAACAGTGTATTCATTAGAGTCGGATAGAAGAACAAAACAATGTTCAATGGATTGTGGGATATAAACAGGTGCTTTGAAAGTAAACTTAGTTGCTACAGCACCAGTTTCAGATAACTGAATACTGGTTGGTTCTATAGTAACATCAGAGAATGGTAGGATATTAGTTGTTGGATATCCATTTTCCATTGTTCTAACCTGCATAGAAACAGGAATGTTAGCATCTCTGGTCTTGAAGAATACTTCTACAGATGTTAGGAATACACCACCTTCTTCATCAGTAATGAATGATTGTGCAAGAGGGTCATACCAACCAACCTGTCTAGTCTCAGTTCTAAGTGAGTTGAAGTTTCTTTCCTGTGTAACTGTATCACGAACGATTTCAGCATTTCTAACAGCAAGAATATTTTCACGAACTCTATTCAGTGTACCTCTTGCTTCATATTCTGTCTCAGCAGATGATTCAACAGCACCTCCTATTCTGGAGTTGCTATCTGAGGTAGAGAATCTGATAACTCTTGTACCAGTTGCCCAACGTGGATTAGTATCTATAGCAGCAGTAGGTATAAAGAATGACGCACCCATCTTACCAAAACGGTCAGATATTAATCTACGATCTTTAACAACTGCTCTTGCACCAGAATCAGCAACTAATACTTCACCAACCTGTACATTACCAAAGAACTCACCTACTGCCTGAGCAGCTAAATCATCAGTGTTAATATTCAAGAACGCTGTGGTAGAAGCGTATGATGAAGGCATCGCTGTATCATCATATGGATTAAAGACATACAAATCATTAGGTGCAGCAACCTTTAACACACATCCACTAGATTGTCCTCTTACAGTCTCACCAGGAATGAAAGGTGTAGAGTTTGTACGAGCATCCGTAGATGGGTCTTTGATAAGTT